TGTTTTTAATGTTACAGGCTTGCACTGCAAGTCTAATAAAAAATACGAATAATATCCGGTTGTAGTAGGTGTCGGTACCGAAAATCTATTGCCTGCAATTTTTGATAAATAATCTGTGCGTAAAAAAGATTCCATTGTTTCAGCAATCGGCTGCTCCATATCTGCATAATCAACACCCGATGTACGAGCATTTTCTGCATTAATAACAGCATTATAACTGCTAAAATATTCTTCAAAGATTTCCATCTGTGCATTTTGTGCATACAAATTAAAATCAGAAGGTGAAATATATCCGTAATTATTTTTATTCAGTACAGATAATACCGTATTTCTTACTGAGTTTATCATTGGTTCTTTTTTTACAAATATACATAAAAAAAAAGAGGGTACAACAAGTGTACCCTCCTCGATAATTGGTCAATAATAAAATTTTTACTGTGCTAAAGTTGCGTCTAACATCTTTAAAGAATCAATACCATCATCACTTTGAAGGTAGTGTGCTACCATTTCGTATGGGTCTTCCCCAAAAGGAACCGATAGCATTTTCTTTTTGTTTGTTGCAGTATTAAACCACACTTCCTTTTCACCGTTTCTTAATATCAATAGTTTGTTTTCAAAGAATAAACGAATTTTAGCTTGGAACTTTAACTCCGGGTCATTCAATATATTCAAAAACTCTTTAGGGTCTCTCTTAGCGAATACCAATATGTCACGCTTTAACTCAGCAGTAGACACAGTAGACGGGTCTTTACCAAACATAACTCTTGTAAGAGTTTCGATTTGGTCAAGTGATAATTGACGTGCTTCAACTAAAGCCTCAATCTCTAAGTTTAAATCTTCAACCTCTACTGCAGCATCTTTTTCTTTATCTACTTCCGTAAAAATATTTCCATTTAAAGGATGGTAGTGTAAAAATTGCTGTAATACAGGATTGTTTTTTGGAACTCGCAAAAACCCATCTTCAAATATGATTGGTTCTATGATTGCATTTCCATCTTGCTCGTCTTCAAATGGAGACTTTTGATTTGTAGAATATCTCAGAGCACGATTAACATTGTTCTTCTCATCATACCACATTAGTGGAAAACGAGGATGATTTCTTGACGCTAACGTATAAGATAGCGGATTTCCTATTTTTAACTTGTAGACCTTGTCTACAGGGGTTGTACTTTTTGCCATTATTTTATTTAATTTAATTTGATTTAATTAAAAAAGGAGAGTGTCTTTATAGACACCCTCCCTATTACTGTCTTATCACCCGTAACGGAATAATACGAAGTTGTTTGCACCCAAGGTACATACGCAACGCTCAGACAAGAAGTTTACCTCCATTGCATCTAAGTCGCTTGTAGCAGCACCACCGGCAGAACCTGTAATCCAAGTTTTGTATCTGCGGTCTTCAGCTTCAGAAGCACGGTACCTTACGTGTAAGAAAGGACGCTTAGCGTTCTTGCCCATGATTTGGTCGTACACTGAAGTAGAACCTGCAGGAACCATCAAACCTGTGATAGTACCGGTTGCAGTTGCAGCAGTAGTATTTAATCCACCACGCATTGTTGGGTCGTTTAGGTATTTCCAATCAGACTTGTAGAAGTCATATCCTCTACGGAATCCTGTGAAACCTAAGTTTAACGCCATGTCAACATCGTTGTCAAATAGACCATAAGATGCAGCACCTGCAGCGTTAACTCCGTTGTAACCGTTCAAAGTAGCCAACATATTGTCAATGTCGAAACTTAAACCACGATTAACAAACACTACGTTCTCTTCGATAGCACCTTGCTTATCTAAGCGAGAAACGATAGAATCCCAATCAGAAAGGCTTGTTGGAGTACCACCACCCCATACGTTACCACGATTGTTTACAACGTAGAAGATACCTTCAGAACCGATGTAACCTGCAGTAGCAGCACCTGAAGAGGTTGCAGCAGGAACTGCTTCAATCATTGAGGTCTCTAAGTAATCTTCAAAACGAAGACGAGTCTCGTGTTCTGATTTCAAATACCAAAGGTATCCTGTAGCACCATTCTCGGTAGTTACTTCAACCCATCCGATTTGAGCCATGTCAGAACCGTTAACCGCATACTTATCTTTAATGATAATCGGGTTGTTAGAGTAGATGTCATCCTCAGATTCCAAAGAACCAACCATTCCGTTAGTACCTTTCTTGAACTCAGAACCATAAATAAATACAGTACATTGAGTAGAAACTGCGAATGCTTGACCTGCAGTCTCATAGTAAGCTACTGTGAAAGTAGTTGCTGAAGGAACTGCTGTTACGATAGCCTTGTTGAAAACGCCTGATGCATTGTTTTGAATCATAACGGTTTGTCCAACACGGATAGCGATGTAAGTAACACCACTGTCAGCTACAGTAAAAGTTGCTGTTGCTGATGCTGCTGCTGCTGCTGAAGTGATATTGGTGTACTTAATGTGTAAACGTCCTTGTTCTGCCCATTTGATTTGGTCAGAGTTAGACGGCATCTCTGCTCCTACCATACGTAAGAAAGATGCGATTGTTCTGTTACCATAACGCTCAAATTCTTTCTCGTAAGTATCCGGAAGATACTGATTCAAGAAGTTGAAGTTGGTAATGTAGTTTGTCTGTAACGCTACCTGCTCTGCAGAAGGTTGCAGGGCGTAGGTGGGGTTATTTAAAAGTGCACTTGCCATTTTTTTTAATTTTTAAATTGTTTTAAAATCGTTTTATACTGCGTATTTTCAGGTTTCTACCTGAATCAGGATTTACAGCCTTTACCTGAAATCCATCAGTTGTTTTACCAACCTCGGGCACTCTACGTTCAGACATTTGAATATTTTTAATGCCTTTCATCGTACCCTCTGTTGCATCTGATTGTCCTTGTTCATAAAAGAACTTAGCAAATTTTTCAGGATTCATTGCTATTGACAATGACCTATGATAGCCTGATGCGTCTTTCATTAAACCTTGCTCATCTAAGAACTTATTAATAAAGTTCTGCGGAGTTGATTGGTTCTTTTTTAACTCATTAGCGTCTCCCGGAGCAAACGTAAACTTCTTGTCATTAACATTAAACTCAAAACCTTTGAACTCACTGTTAAAGACATCATTCGTCTTTTGGTCAAACCATTGACGTTTACGATTGTTTTCCTCTTCTATGGTCTTTGCCTGTTGGGTATATTGCTTGTAGCTTTCGTAAACTTCTTTCTCTTCATCGGGGATAAATGCCGTTCTTGACTCAAGAGGCATTTTGTATTTCTCCTTGTGAGAATTGAAGTATTTCTTGGCTTCAGCAAGAACTTTCTTCTTTGTGATTTTTACTTTTTTAATGGTTGACTCATCATCCAAATCTTCATCGTATCTGTATTCATCCATTAACGACTCGATGTCATCACTATCGAGTCCTTCCTGCGTAGCAGTTAAGTATTCTTTAAGGAGTTTATCAGGGTCCATTGTTTCAAAATCTTTCTTAAGATTAATGAAATCTTCAAAACCTCTGCCTGTTTCCTTTTTGTATTTCATGTAAGCAGCTACATCTTCCGGAAGTGGCTCTGCATCTTCACGCTCAGCTACTAAATCGTCTAATGAGTTAATCTGCTTGTTATACCTTTTACCAATATATGAAAGAACGTCTTCGTCTTTTAATTCTATTTCTGCTGCTGCAGACGCTGCTTGTGCTTGTGCTGCTGCCGCTGCCGCTATCTCTTCTTCACTTGAACCATTACCTTGGTTCATTTCTTGTTCATGCTTATCAAGCAATTGTTGCTCTACTTCTTGAACACTTTTTGGTTCAATTATGTCTAATGCTCTTACTTTAAATTCCATTTGATTTGATTTAATTTATACAAACTTAGATAAAAATTTTTATATTCTAACGAGGTTCAAATTCAGCTAAATCAAATCCGTCTAAACTATCCTCATTTGATTCGAAACTCATAGGTGGTAAATTGTTCTTTCTTTGATTAATTAATTTAGATTGCTCGCTATTTTGTTGACTAATTCTTTTTGCTTTTGCATCTTCTTTCATCTGCTCTCTTGCGTTTAAATCACTAACCTCCATACCACGTAACTGCAAGTTGTATTCAAACTCTTCACGCATTAATTGCGATTTCAATGTAGCTTCTTGCTGAGACCTTTGTATATCAAATGCAACTTCTGCTTGTTTAATTTGCATTTTAGACCTTGTCTCCATCTCAATTTTCTGTAACGCAACTTGACTTGCCATTTCTTGAGACTTTAATTGCTGCTGAGCAATCATGGCTTGTTTTTGCATAGCCATTTTTTCTTCACGGTCTTGAGTCTTAATTCGTTTCATTTTCAATAACTGATTAGCCATTTTAATGTTACGAATTTCACGAATGTCGATTGCATCTTCAAGATTAATATCTCCTTTAGCCAATGCCATTTGTATATTAGCTTCAAGCTGTGCTTTCTGCTCTTCATCAGGTGAAATCTCAATGAATATACCAAAGTCATAAATATAAAGGTCTTTAATATCATTTAATATTGATACGTTATACTTTCCAATTTGATTAGCAAACTCTTCTTTAAAGTCTGAGTATTCTAAAATGTCTGCAATTCTATAAGTTAAAGCCTCAGCTAATGAACGATAAATGTACAAAGATGCATCCAAGATGTGTCTTGTTGCTGTATTTGAATTTAAAGCTGCTAATTTTTGTATGCCAACTAATGCATTAGGGTCAGGTTTAGAACCATCTCTTGCTTCGTTAAGACCGGTTACGGACCTAATCATGTCAATGTAGTGGTTCATGTTGGTAATCAACATCTGCGTTTTACCTGCACCTGAGTTAGAACTTAACTGAGTGATAGGCACTCTTGCATTATTAAAGTCACCATCTTGAGTAAAACTACGTCCAA